AAACCCAACTAAAGAAGGCAGTCCTGTACAAGTCTCCGTTGGTGGAGGTCAGAAAGCATATCTCATGCGTATCCGTAAGGATTGGTATGATGAGGCTCAAGCTGACAAAGCTAAGCATGTAGATGAGATTGAAAAGGGAATGCTGGCGGATACAAGGAATTCAGCCGACTATGGTAAAATTACCGTAGGTAAGGAATGAGTACTTTGGCCTTCATCTTTAATTGGGAAAGATTTTAAAATGTGTAATTAACTTTCTTGATGGAGGTCATTTTTAAATGGCAAACACTTCTAGTATTAACGGGTTCCGTCCCGTAAAACACCTTAACGGCTCTGCCTATAACGGGCAGGCAAACATCTATTACGTAGCTTCGGCTGGTGATGAGATCCTCGTAGGTGATGTAGTTAAACTGGCTGGTTCTGCTGACGCTAATGGTATCCCCTCTGTGGATATTTCTGGTGCCAGCGATGTATCAGTCGGTGTTGTTGTAGGTGTAATGCACTCTAAGTTTGATCCTGTTGGTAAAATGAACTCCGGTTCAACTGCCCTAGATCTTCCTGCTGCTGCCCAGATTGCTGCTTCTGGTGCTGGTTATGTACTAGTAGCAGATTCTCCTGATGTGGTTTTTGAAGTGGAGACCAGTAATGGTACTCCTGCTGTAGCTGATATTGGTTTGAATGCCTCACACGCTGTTGGCGCTCGTACCTCTGCAACTACAACTTCCCCTGCCACTATCGACATGGGAACTGAAGCCACTACTTCTACTCTGAACTTTAAGCTACTTGGCTTTAGTCAGAAGGTAGGTAATGAGGTTGCTGCATCAGCTAAAATGCTTGTTATGTTCAACGTCCATCAGTTTGGTTCCGTTGGCACTACTGGTCTATAAGGAGATATAGAAAATGGGTGTTATTACTTCTGGTAGTTTCGCAAAGGCACTTTGGCCCGGCGTAAATAAATGGTATGGGCAGGCTTATAATGAGTATGCTCCTGAATGGGACAAACTGTTTGATAAGAACACCTCGAAGAAAGCTTTCGAGGAGGATGTTGGCTATAGCTCTTTTGGGCTAGCGGCTGTTAAGGCTGAGGGTGCTCCGATCACTTACGATAGTGCTCGTCAAGGATTCACCACTCGCTACCAACACGTTGTGTACGCACTGGGCTTTATCATCACTCGTGAAACCTACGAAGATGACCAGTACGATGTGATTGGTAAGAAGAAGGCTAATGCACTTGCTCGTAGTATGCGTATCTCTAAAGAGATCGTTGCTGCTAACGTGTATAACCGTGCTGTTACCTCTGGCTACACTGGTGGTGATGGTATTGTTATGCTGAGTGCTAGCCATCCGAAGGTTGCTGGTGGTACTTACAGCAACATCATCGGTACTACTGCTGACCTTAGCGAAGCTTCTCTTGAGCAAGCTACAATTGATATTGAAGGTTTCACAGATGACCGTGGCCTGATTATCGCTGCAAAACCAAAGCAACTGATTATCCCACGTCAGCTTCGTTTTGAAGCTTACCGTATCCTCAAGGCTGATGGCCGTGTTGGTACTGATCTAAACGATCCGAATGCTATCAAGGCACTTGGTTTGTTTGGTGAACCTACCATCAACCACTTCCTGACTGATACCGATGCTTGGTTCATCCGTACTGACGTACCTGATGGTATGAAGTACTTTGAGCGTCGTGGTGACCAGTTTGAAATGGACAACGATTTTGACACCGAGAATGCGAAGTACAAGGCGTCAGCTCGTTACTCCTTTGGTTGGAGCGATCCTCGTGGTGTCTACGGTAGTATGGGGGCCTGATTAATCAACCGGGGGTGACTACTTTGTGGAAGCCCCCACTTTTTCAAGGAGATTAATATGGCTCTTCGTCCGAATCAAGTTATTACCTCAACTACACCACCGTCACCTTGTGTACTCACAAAGGTTGTACAAGTAGCACGAACTGATACTACTGCTTTTGAAGCTTTCATTCTTCCAAAAGGAGCTGTAGTAGCTGGTGCTTATGTGATGGGGGCTGTAGCTTCTGATGCTGCAACTACTGCTATTATTGACGTAGGTACTAATCCGGGTACTGCTGATGAAATCGTAGATAGTTTCAGTGTCAAAACCAATGGTCTTGGTTATCATGCTATTGGTTCTGCTGGTGGTTCTGCCAATGGTTCTCAACTAACTGCTGATACTTTGTATAAGGCTCGTTATGCTGAGACTGGTACTGCTTCCTCAACTGGTGGTCCTTGGCTTGTAAAGGTCGAGTACTATATGCCTCAACAAGGCTACTCGTTCTAAAGAAGACGCAAGGGGGACACAATCTCCCTTGCTCTTTTTCTCTATATGAGACCTATTACTAAGACAATAAGTTCTACTGGTTACACCGACTGGATTCCGGTTGACTACTCATTGTCAGCTTTTAATATTGGGGTTCAGGTAATCCCGACTAATGGAGCTAGTGTTGTTTGGTCAGTCCAGACTACATCAGACAATCCATTTACTACATTAATTCCTAAAGCTGTAGCAGCTGTAGATCCACTACGAACTGGCACAGGGTTTGCCCAAGGTAACATTGAAACTCCTTGTCGTGCTGTGAGACTGGCTGCTACAATTACGTCTGGAAGTATTGATTTCACAGTTATACAAGGACGCAGATAATGCAATTGCAACTCAGACTTGACGAGTATTCAGCTACTGTTACTTACGTTGGAGAGGCTGCTCCCGGAGTAGCTGAGTCTGCTGCATTCTGGAGAATAAAACGTCTTACACAATCAGGTACAGTTCTAAAGGTAGATTGGGCAGATGGAAATGAAGACTATGATAACGTGTGGACTAATCGTGCTAGTCTTACATATGTTCCCGCTTAATTCGCAGACAAGGTGAAATAATGGCCTACATCGTTAGCGTCACCACATCAACAAAGAACGGAGCGTCAGTCTCTCCAGACGAAGGGACTCACGCTGTTGGTGATCTGCTCGCCGTGTTCGCAAGCAATGACAACGGTGGTACTGAGTTAGCTACTTCATCTACCGGGTGGAGCAAATTAGGAACTACTGCGGCAAGCGCCGGTGTGCGCAGTGCGTGGTTCTGGAAGATTGCCACAGGAACAACCGGAGAGACACCGACGATTACCGGCGCGGCTGATGACTGGACATTCTCGTTCTACGTTATCCGCAATGCTCATGCGACCCAACCATTCGGTGCTTCTCCGGCTGTCGATGTGGATTGGAAGCGGTACGACTACGATCTAACTTCGGTAAAGGGATCAATCAACATTGCCGCATCTGCACTAACAACAGGGGCAGCAAATGCCCTGTTGCTTGTGGGCATCTGTATTGACACAGGGGCATCAACACTTGGAATCAAGCCAAACCCTGATGACTTTGTTCAGGATGGCGCAATCATTATCAACTCCGGTGGCGTGTCGCATATCACCGGGCATCTCCAGTTCGGAGCGGCGGCGGCAACTCCAGCTCTCACGGCATACAGCAACGTCCAAGAAGGTGGAAATGCTTGGCTTATTGCTGTCAGGGACGATGGAACCGGCGATTACCTGCAAAAAGACTGTCGGACTGGTGGTGAGGTTATCAAATGGCATGGAGACTTTGGTAATACGTTTGAAACGTTGACGTACTCGTCGCCAAAAACCAACTTCGACACTACGACCAACAAGATTGACGGGCTTGATGCTTCCACAACGGCACCAACGGTTTCAACACTTACCGACGCTCTTGGCGCTCCTGGTGGATTGTCTTCATTTGCAGACGCAACAAACGGTGGGGCCGATGTATGGGCCGGTACGTCCTATGCCATAACAGCAACAGACATGACGGGGCAGGTTGTGTCGTGTCGGTGGCAAATGAGTTCTACATCCTCCCCGCTCGGAACGAAAGGGTTGATTCTCTTGTTCGGCAGCGGCGCGGATATGACTACCAATTGGGTGGCATATCAACTTCTAGCCAATCCGGCCACGACTGCCGGTATTTCTGCTAGCAACAACTACATGTCTGCCGTGGCCCTTGGCGCTGCAACGGCATTTGCTTCACATGGGACGATAGATTGGGCAGACGTTACTCGTCGCGGATTCTTTTATCACCGTGTTGCTGGATCAGCTACAAGCAGAACAATTTATCTCAGGAATGAAATACGCCACGCGGCGGCACGGGTGATTGGAGGAAACGCAACGGTTCCAGCGCAGGTCAGTTACGTTCCAGATACGACAAGAGGCAACGGTGTTCCGTTTGTGAACACAAAGCAAGGGACAGGTCAGGCGCTCACAAAAGGTGCCATTCAAATCGGGGACGGCTCAACGCCGACGTATTTCAAACTGGAGTCGCAGTCCTTTGAGTTCCCTCAGTCTTGGCTCATTAGCGATATCGACCGTCTTGAGTGGAACGCTAACGCTGGATCAGTTGGCGTAACCGTGTATGCCGCTGATGGCGACACAATGGACTTCTCTGCCGGAACGATTGCAAGCTCTACAAAGCAACCATTCACCATTAACGCAAGCAGCAGTATTGATGGATCGACAACCTATAACTTTTCCGGCATGGGTTTGGTTGGATTTGATCCGACATGGAAAACAGGAGTGGCTTGCAACGGAATTACGTTTGCAAACTGCGATACCGTAAAACTAAAAGGTGCAGACGCCACAGGTATTACGGTAAAGAGTTGCCATGCCGATGTTGGCGCAACTGATGCGGCTGTGTCGTGGGATGCAAATGGAGCAACGCTGACAAGTTCCACGATTGACGTTACTGGAACAAGCTCCGGATATCATATTGCCCTCGACGCATCGGTAACGTCTTTCGAGATCAACGGAACTACTCTGACAGGCACCCCCGCCAGTGGCTTCAAGTTTTACAGCGCTCTTACCTCTGGCGAACTGACCATCACCACAGATGGAACCGGAACCGCGCTTGTAGCTGGCGATGTGGAATTCGCTGCCGGTACAGCGTTTGCAACTATTGCAGCGCCCCAGGTGTATCAAAAAGTCACAGTCTCCGGCATCACTACCGGGGCGCGTGTCCAGATTTACGACACAACAAGTTCGACTGAACTGTTCAACGGAACAGCTACCGCAGGAGATACGGTTGTAAGTGGCTCGACGGTGGTGTGGACTGATCCTGCTGCAGCCTCAGCAGATAGAGCAATACGAATTAGAGTTTCCTATGTGTCTGGTACAACTGCCAAGAATTTTATTGAAACGTCAGGACTTACTTGTGGCCAAACTGGAGCTACAGCAGAGATCACGTATCCTGTAACTCCAACAGATGATACAACTTATAATACCAATGCAGTGAATGGTTCTTCCGTAACAGGGATCACATTCACCGATGCAGCGACTGACTTAGTAAGTATTAATATAGCTGCTAACACAGTTCCACTAAAGAATGTGTATGCTGCCTTTGTCTACTGGTTATTCACCGCTGCTGGCATTGATGATGATGTTGCTTACATTGATGCCCCAGATACTGCTAACTACATCATGACTTCTATGAAGTTCAGGAATACATCAACTAGTCCACTTAAGATTACTGGTGGGTATTTTTATGACTCAACAGGTTCTGTGGAGAACTGTGTTGATACAGCAGGTTCTAGTGGTAATATTTTCCCTATGCCTGAACACGTAGTTCCATACCAGACTACAGGCACATACGCTATTACCGGAGACTTGCAAGATGCACTTGATGCTATTGCAGGAGTACCAGCAGATGTTTGGGCTGACAGTAAAGCACTTACAGTACCAAAGTTCTTAGGTCTTAAATAGAGGAGTTTACAATTTATGTATGATGAAGTGATGCAACTTATTGCACTAGCAAAGAATGATGAACAATACTTTAAACGTATTGATGCCCTCAAGCAGGAACAACTTAAACTAGCCCATGTTCTAGAGATTGCCAAGACTCTTGAAGAGGCTAACATGCATATGGCTAAGTCCCGTCAAGATGCTGCTCAGATCCTTGAAGATGCTCAAGAAGAAGCTAAGACTATTAAAGCATCTGCCACTACCTTTCTCGATGAGTCTCGTCAGGTTGTAGTAAAGAATAAAGAACTACAAAAAGAGATCAAAGAGAAACTTGAAGAGCTTCGTAAGAAAATGGAAGTGACAGCAGCAACTGAAAAGAAGATGCTGGAATCTATTGAAGAGCATAAGATCCTGACAGCAGCACGATCAGAAGAGCAAGATATTGCACGTAAGCTTAAGAATGAATTTGAAACTAAACTAAAAAAGATGCGAGAAATCGCTGCTTCTTAACCATAACTTATACAGGAGTATAATATGGCTTCCTCAAGAACCTCTGATCTAAAGTCTGCTGATGCTGCTATTGCTGCTGGACGCAACCGTGTAAATGCTGTGACTCTTCTAACTGATGGTACTAATGCTGCCTCTGTGATTCTCTACGATAATGCTACTGCTGCTTCTGGTAAAGTACTAGCTAAAGTAAAAGCTACTGGAGCACAGCTCATTCAACATGTGATCTTTGAAAACCCTGTAATTGCTGAAGATGGTATCTATGCTGATGTAACTGGTACTGCTGCTGAGTACATCGTATACTTTGGTGGATAATGGATATGGAACAGCTACTTCCATATCTAATGGCAATCATTGGTTTCCTTATTGTCCATGTTCTTAATGGTATTAAAGGTGAAATCAAAGATGTCAAAAATACTGTGTACAGTCTAGAAAAGGATCTGCGAGAGACTCTAGACAACCACGCAGATCGTCTTGTTGCTATTGAAACTAGGTGCTTAGTTAAACATAATGAGTAAAGGTTGGGAGTACAAGTCAGGTGATTGGCTTGTTATCTGTGATTCTTGTTCAAAGAAACTCAAAGCATCTCAGACTAAAGAGAGATGGGATGGGTTTCGTGTATGCCCAGAATGCTGGGAACCACGCCATCCAATAGATTTCATACGGGTACGATCAGACAAGATCTCAGTTCCTTTCACCAGACCACAACCAACAGATATTTTTAATGAAGTTATTGGTTTCATAGATATATGGGAAGTTAGTGATACTTTCAGTACCCTTCGTGAATACGTCCGGGACCACTCAGATTCTGTAGAAACAACAGACAGTACTGTATATGAAATAGGATCATTATTTTCAGAAGAGGTATCTGTAGCTGATGGGCTTTCATTAATCAGTAGCTCTTCATTAGGGTTGACTGACACAGTAACTATGGCATCATCTGGGGACATATTCACATTTGACTATTTAGACTCTACTTATGTTGGATTAGATTATGTTGGAACTTCCGCAGGAACCATTACTTAATAGAGGGAATAAAAATGAATGATGTATTTAAATTGACAGGCCGAGTTCATATTGTCCACAAGGATGAAAATGGAATCCTGAAAGAAGAACGATCTTTTGACAACTTAGTTGTAACAGCGGGGAAAGAGTTTATTACCTCTAGAATGGCTGCCGCTAGTGCTGCTGTTATGGGTTGGATTGAAGTGGGTACTAGTAGCACTGCTGCTGCCGTTGGGCAAACAGCTCTTGTGTCCCCAACTTTCCGTAAAGCTACTACAGTATCCGGTGGAACTGTATCAACCAATACAGTTCAATATGTTGTGTCACTCCTAGCTGGAGAAGGCACTGCCACCCTACAAGAAGCTGGTATCTTTAATCAAGTAACCACTGGTGGTACTATGCTTGCCCGTACAGTATTTTCACCAATTGTAAAGGCGGCTGGTGATACACTAACTATTACTTGGACAATTACTGTAAACTAAAATGAGTACAATTGTTACCAGAGCAGGTAAAGGATCTATTCTCACTAATACTGAGATGGATGCTAACTTTACTAATCTTAATAATGATAAGATACAGGTTAGTACTATTACTGGTACTGCTGGTAAAACTACTCCTGTTGATGCTGATTTAGTTCCAATCGTAGATAGCACTGGAACTGTCCTTAACAAGGTTACTTGGGCAAATGTAAAGGCGACTTTAAAGACATACTTTGACTCTCTTTATACTACCGCTGCGGCTGTAAATGCTCTTATTGGTAGTACTATTATGGCGTATGTTGCTCCAAGCACATCTGGAAACATACTAACTTCTAACGGAAGTGCATGGACTAGTGCTGCTCCAACCCCGGGTGCACCTGTTGGCTCGGTATTTGACTATGTAGGTACAACTGCTCCAACTGGATATGTTCTTCTTTCTGGCCGTACCATAGGAAATGGTTCTTCTGGAGGTACTGAGAGAGCCAATTCAGACACTTCCTCTCTATTTACGTTACTATGGGACTCAATGGCAAATGCAGAGGCCCCAGTTTCTGGGGGTCGTGGTGCTTCTGCTGCTGCCGACTTTGCAGCTAACAAAACTATTACTCTACCAGATGCTCGTGGCCGTGTTATCTCTGGTAAAGATAACATGGGCGGAACAGCAGCAGGGCGGTTAACTAGTACTGTATTAACCGCAAGTAATACACTTGGAGCCACTGGCGGAACACAAACACATACACTAGTGACAGGGGAATTAGCTAGTCATACACACTCTGAGGGGGTAGCGTCAGTTTCAAGCGGACCTTATGGTGTTTTAGAGGGGTCCACAGTAGTAAGTTCAGCATCTGCCGGAACTACTGGCTCTGCTGGTTCTGGTAGTGCTCATAATAATACCCAACCAACTCTAGTTCTGAACAAGATTATCAAACTTTAAGAGGAAAATTATGAAGGTTACTATAATTCCAGAAGATCAAGTTGTCCTTATTGATGATGAAAGTACTAAAATTTTCTTTCCCACAGATACTGGTATTCATGCAATCCAATGGGATGGTGAGAGGGGAACTATTGAATATAAGGGAAAAGGAGCAGAAAGTTTTACTAATATTTCTGTAATTCAGCCATACCTAGATAGTGTTGCTGAGAAAAAGTCTGAAATTGCTTCTAAAGTAGAGCCTGTAGTTGCAGAAGAAAAAGAAGCTATTTCTAGGAAAACATTAGTAGACCTCATTATCTCCAATCAAGGGGAACTAGCAAAACTGAAAACTGCTTTAGGACTAGTGTAAAAGTTCAGCAACCAATAATTGTAAAGGATTAATATGGCAACTTCAGGATCTACTGACTTCTCTGTAACAAGAGATCAACTCATCTCAGGAGCTTTGAGAATTGCTGGGGCAATCAGTCAGGGAGAAACTCCTACTGCTACACAAGTAACAGAAGCAGCAGAAGCCCTTAACATGTTTGTTAAGGAACTCCAAGCTGATGGTATGCCACTATGGGCCATCAAGACATATGCTATGTCCTTGACTGCTGGTACTAATGCCTATCCTATTGGCATTGGTCTTACTGTTAATATCGCAAAACCACTCAAAGTAATGCAAGCTTGGCTACATGATAATACATCAAACGTGGATATCCCTATGCGTATTATCACAGCACAGGAATACTTTATGCTTGGTAACAAAACTACATCAGGTATGCCCATCCAGATTTACTATGAGCCTCTACGTGATGATGGTATCTTACACACGTTCCCAACCCCGACAAGCTTTGAACAAACAAACAAAACTTTATACATCTTGTATCAACGCCCATTCGAGGACTTCGACGCATCTGTAGATACGCCAGACTTT